GGGTATCATACTCAACAGCACCCGCACGGGCTTGGAGTTCCTCAGCCTGTCCAAACCTGACAGCCTCAGAGCTACCTACGGACCTACCAGCAAAGACATTAGCAGCCCTGACAGTAATGTAGTTCTTGAATGCTTCGGGGAGGTCTACGAAGTCAAACTCCCAAACCACATTAAGGTTGATCTGATCACTCCAATCATACGTGTGGTTGCCTCTGTCATAGAGCTTACCGTTACGGATCTGTGCGTCATACGTGCTAAGGTGCTCGGTATCTAACGACAGAACGTTATCGGAAATCTCGATCTCTTTGGTAGTGGGGTCTGGGGTAAAAGGATAACCATACTCAGTGTTAAACACCCAGCCCTCACTTTGAACAGTTCGGGAAACCTCATCGAGGATAAGTTGAGCCATCTCCACCATGGGGTTGCCAGACTCCAGGTTGACCACAGGAGCCTGCCCGATGTTAGAGAGAACGATGTTTACAGCGTCTAGTTTAGTAGCTTTTGCCATTTTGGTTAGGGGTAATGGTAAGACCCCAAAGGGCCCGAAGGCCCTGGGGAATTGATCGAAATGAGGATCAAGCGGCGCGGAAAGCACCAGCAACACCAGTGCGGAGGTGGTCGCAGCCCATAGCGAGCTTACCGACAATCAGGTCGCCCTGGTACTGAACGTGGAAATCACCGGAGGTGGTTTCGATGCTGGGGCCGATGGCCTCAACGGTACCGGCTGCTTCCTTGTGGAAGATCAGGCCAGCGAGGTCGGTGATCGCAGGACGATAGTTAGCGTTGTTCTCACCGGATGAAGTATCATCAGAGGGATCGGTAGCCAGGTTCTCGCCATAGAGGGAGGCGAGCACGTTGGACTTATAGATCCGGATACCAGCAATGCTGTAGAGACCCTTGCCGCTGTTCATGTCACCCTGGGTGTTACCGACTTCGCGGTTCAGGATGTTGGTGTCAACGGAAGAGATCAGGCTGTAGTACTGGCGGGGGCTCAGCACGGCACAGCGGCCATCTTGGGGAGCAGAGCGCTCATCGAGCACAGCAGCGGCCTCGAAGAATCCGTCAACAATAGCCTGAGCGTTGTTGGTGTTAGCGGCACCGATGTTGACAGAGAAGCCACCATCTTGGCCAGTAACAGGGGCAGAAGCGATAGAAGCAGCAGCCAGCACGCGAGCGATACGCTCATCATAGTGGATGGCCAGAGCTTCACCGATCTGCTTGGAGATCTCGGAACGGCTGTTCCACTGGGACAGAATCTCGTCGAGGTCATAGACGAACTGGGAAGCCACGAGCAGATCATCCATCACGATGGTCTTCTCATTGCTCTTCAGACCGTCATCGCCCAGGATGGGGGTGCCAGGGGTGTGGTACCCAGCAGCCAGCTTACCAGTGAAGAGGAACTGCTTGCTCTTACCACCACGGAGAGCATAGTTACGAACCAGACCCTTGAAGATCGTGGCATCGTTGAAGGCGTTGTAGACCTCACCGCTGAACAGCTTCAGAGCTGTTGCGTAACGAGTGTCGTAGTCTTGGGCAGCTGTACGTCCGCCGTCTGCTACGTTAGGGCCTACCCAGCCAGTGTTAATGTTGGTCATTGTTAAAGAGTTAGATCAGTTGAAAGTTGGAAAAGGTTTGGCTTTCAAACGGCGATCCTTTCGTATGGGGTTATCGAGCGAACCCGGCCCACACCTTACTCGTATCTTTGTTTTCTTTGCCTAGGTTGTTTAACTCATGAGTGCCAGATACAAAGCCTCTGACGGGGCAAGGCCAGTACCCGGGAGCGGCCCGGGATTGATTCTCTCTACTGGCGGTGGGTCCAATCGCTTTTACGGGGTAGAGGGACCATGCCCCCGTGTCCATACACTACAGCAGGTTGCCGGATCGTGCAAGTTTCTCTTCCACATCCATGCGGAATGCTGGATCACTGCTGTATCGAGGATCAGCAATGTCGCGGGCCAACTCAGCTTGTGAGCGGTAGCCCTTGGCTTTAGGTGCTGCCTTACGGCCAGTCACCAGGGGAGCTTCGTAGCCCTCTGCCTGACGGTAACGGTTGTTCAATGCCTCCACTGCAAAGCGGATAGCAGCAGCGTTACCTGAATTGGTAACAGCGTTGAACTGAGCCACCTCCTCAGCAGGAAGGTTGCTAGCAGCCCAGGAGGTGATCTCACCATAAGCATCAGCACCACCCACAGAGTCCATGATGGCATTCACCTCAGACTGCTGTAGCTGGGCCTGTGTGGCCTGTTGTTGGTAGGCCAGGTAGGACTTGATCAGATCTTTAGGATCCAGGCTGCTGAGGCGCTCAATGGCCTCCTCAGAGAGCTCGCCCTTCTCCTCGTATTCACGGCTGAGCTCGTTCATGTAGTTGACGGTCTCAGTGACTTCAACTTCCTCAGGAGCTTCTTCAGTAACCTCCTCAGAGGCCCCTGGCTGCTCCTCAGACGGCTCTTCCTCCTCTTCAGGAGTGTTGCTGCCTAACTTCTTCTGAAGCTCCTCATAGGCCTTCAGAAGGTCTTCTTGAGATTTGAACTTCCCACCGATGAGGGAGACGTCCTCCCCCTCGGCTTCGATCTGTTCAAACTGGCGGACTCGATCCTCCTCTGCGGCTTGTACGAGTTTCTCTCCTTGGGCAAGAGCATCAGCCTCACGGGCCATCTGATCTGCGGAGGCTCCCTCGCTGGGATCGAATGTGGTGGTGGTCATAGATTAGTGATAGGTGGTAGTGACATTGCCGAAGGTGGGACGCACCTTCTGCTTCTTGGAGTATTTACCAGCGGAGGCTTCGGAGGTGCCAGTAACCTTCTGTTTGACGGTATGCTTGACTTCCTTCTCTGTGACAATCTCAGCTACATCTATAGGCTCCCAGGCCTCATTAAGGTCTGGGGTTGCTGGATTGTCGCCTTGGAATTTACCGTCCGGCTTCCGGGCCCGGCGGCGTTTCTGCTGCTGGGGCTTGTCCTTGTTGTTGTTGTCCATTTAGCATCTGTTCAGTTAGTTGCTCACCCACTGGGCTCTTAGCCAGGGAACCGGCCTGTCCCATGAGTTGCTGTGTCATGGCTTGTTGTTGGGCTTGCTGCTTCTCTTGTGCCATCTGTTCCTCACCCTTCACCAGGCCTAGCGCCTCAATGCCAGAGGCGGCGGCTAGACGTTTGATGTACTCATCAGGGTTAAGATATTGGGCCATAATCTCTGGGCCCATGGATTGAGAAATAATACCAACAAACTCCATCAGGGACTGACGATCTTGACCACGGCCAATACCATTCAGACCAGCCACAACAGTAGGCATAACCAGACCCTTGGGAAGGGCTGGAAGTTTCTTACCACGGCTGAGGTTATAAAGCTTACGACGGAGGTAGGGATGCAGCAGCTCTGTAGTCAGGTTGCTGTAGATACCACCCAGCTGCTCATTGAGCTCCTGCTGGACGGCCATGACTTCGCTGGCGGTTGTGCGGTCGCTATCGCGGACCTGCAGCACCAGGAAGGCATCAGACAGACGACGAGTGAGATCACTGATCATTGTCTGGACTGTAGAGAAATCGGCGGTCTTACCCACCTGCACCACACCTACATCATCAGGACGTCCTTGGATGATGGCACCGTTTGAGGCGGTAGCCAGGGACTGGGGCTTGGTGGTGGCTGAGGGGGATACCAGGAAGATAACCTTAGCAGCAGCAGCGCTGCCCTCTACGAGTGCCTTCATCAGCATCTCTAGGCTATTCAGGTCCCCAATGAACTCCTCCACTCGACCACGGCCATAGCTCTCCCCGTCTACAACATTGAAACGGAGGGGCATCCAAGGGGATGTCTTAACTGGGGCTGTGGACTTAGTGTTGGCGATGATCTTACCTTCGCACTCTTGGTGCCACTTGTGTTGACCATCCTCCATAACCACATGTGTGTAGACGATGGCATCATCATGCTGACCCTTATCGCCTTCAACAGTGGCCACACCAATCTTAGGACCATCCTCACCGACAGCATTGGAGTCGTGGGTGGGGAATGGCTTCTGGAACTCCTTAGGGAGCAGAGAACGATCTACGATCTCTTTAGTTACGATCTCAACGACATTATCATCCCCATCTCTGGCGATGACATAGCGGTCTAGGGGGAACAGTTTAAGGTTCTTCTTTCCCTGGTAGATGACACAGTTGCCTGTCACCACCAGGTGCTTCATAGCAGCATGTAGCTGGACTCGATCTGACGTTTCTGCAATATGTTGCATGACGATCCTCTCCATCTTTGCAAGGGAGAGATCTATCTCTGACCGAACTTCACTGCTCAGGTTTGGCATACCTGCCAGCTCGGCGTCATTGATCTGCAGCTTAAAGAAGGTAGTGTTGACGGGAAACAGGCTGAGCATCATCTTAGATGCCAGCACGTTTACGCCTTTACTACCCACAGACTGCCAGGGGCTCCGCAGAGGACCACCCTGTGAGTGCCCTTCATCAGGCATCAAGTAGGGGAGGGTCAGGGCTGCGGAGTACCGGGCCTGTGTTAGAAATTGTTCCCTATCCGCTGTCAAGGTCATGTACCTTGCTTCAGCTGATGGTTTCATAATTAGTTGCTTGGGATGTTAAGACCAGTTCCTCCCTTACCTGCAGCAGGCTCAGAACCTACATTGAGGGGGATACGGAGGGCGGATGTACCACCACTTGCTTGCTGTACCTGTTGACGCTTGC